CATCGTTGTTGTAAATTTTATGAATGCTACCTATACAGATAGGGAGCTGGTCTATATATGTGAATGTGCATAAAAGCTGCGGCTTCATTAACAACTATTTCTGATAAATAGTGTACTGTTATTCCAAAACAATTTAATTACAGTTCAATTAATTCACTATACGTAGTACCCGTTTTTATTTTTATTGGATATTTTTTGATATCGATAACTTTACTAATGGTTGCTATGCATTTTTCTAGATCATCTTTCTTCAAATCGAATAATATACTATCATAAACATATAAAACTGGTAGTATTGATGTGTCTTTGAAGTATGTAAGAAATTCACTTAAATAGGCTACATTGTTCTCTGTTTCAAGTGCCTGAATGAAATAGTTGAATACCTTATGTGAGTTTAGTCCCTCCTCGTCTATCAGTCGAAGCTTTCTACCACTAGGTAACTCAACATACCTATGTTTCTTATAGAAGCCGTATAATGTCTTTGTTAGGTTATCAATCCCTGCAAATAATTCTATTCCTAAGTATTTTTTATCAACACCACCGTATATCTGTCTAAAAGTATTCTCCTTACTTTGTTTGATCAGAGCATCAGTTACCGGTTCATCTGGGTAGTATAGCTTGCTGAGGTGTTCGTATATATTTTCATTAACCTCATAGTCTATCAAGTCGCATATAATCCTAGGGTGGTAGGATTCGAAATCAATCTCTAGCAGTATACCACCCTCGTATCGCGATACAAAGCAATCTCGTGAACCATCTTCTTTGTTTATAGCCGCTAGATTAACTCCACCAAACGTATTACTTGGACGGCCGGTGGATGTAAATAGATTGTATTTACCATAACAATATTGATCTATCTTAGCGTAGGTTTTACCGTAGAATGCTGTGAATAGTTGTTCATTAAGCTTTATTCCATTTTTCTCTATACTATGAAAAACACTCTGTGCTTTGTTGTAATACTCAACACTTTCTATGGATTCATTGATAGCATATATGTATCTTGTGAATATATCATAAGCAATCTCTTCCAGCTTGTGTATTGGTATAATTTTATTCACCATCAAGCAGTTGGAGTATTTCCGCTTGTAAAATCCAACTAGTTGATTTTCTGATTGATCTGGTACTTTGTTTACGGATAAATACGATATTACATCGGCATCCGGAAGATTATCTACATTGTAGCCGTTGTATTGGAATATGTGCTTATTAAATAATATACAGTCCTTTCTGAAGAGACTTGATAAATCAACTTGACTATAGATGGAATCTGGATGATTTACTGCCACTGTGTAGGAGTCTTCTGATTGACAGTCAACTAGTGTGATGGCACAAATGCTATTCTCCTTGCTGTGTAATCTATTATCATATCCAAACGGAACTACAAAGTACTGCTTGTTATCGGCAAGTATTTTATTGTATAATTCCTCTGAGTCGATAATCATATAGAAATATACAATGATTATCTCGGTCTAGCAAATTCTATGAAATTTTTTATTATGTAGCTGATGTTTGTTATTTTTGGAGATATGCGCTCTACTTCTAATGCATTGTGTTCTTGAATACCCTTCTCCAATAACATTCCCCTATCATCATACCTATTATTAAGCGGTCCTGTTAGCTTCCAATTGATCGTAGCTAAATTATACAATCCACCATTAATACTTTTAGGTTTATTGTAATTTTGTGCTTGAACAAAATCAATCTCTATGGGATATCGATCTGATCCAAAAGCCTTCTCTACAAAATATCTTTGAACATATCCAGCTGAATAATCCAATAACTCCACTCTGATTCTGATTGGAATTGGCTCTTTGTATTCGTCTATTAGATTTTTAAAATCTTTTAAATGATCGTAAATATACAATCGCTTATCAGTATAAAATTTTGTTAATTGCTGAGATGTGTTACTGTGGGTTGGTTCTGTGTATGGTTTTTTATCGAGGAAGTGGTATTCCCCCACATAGTTTTCTCCTTGTAGTGAGAACTCTCCACCTTTTGTGTATAGATATGTTTCGGGCCGGCTGGCGTTTGATAGTGGGTTTTTTTTGGCCATTATCGTGCTGATTTGAATCTTGCTATTGTATTAACTGTGGTTTTCCAATCGTTATTCTCGTCTATTTCATGCTCCACAGCAGTTACTTGAAACTTTATACTACTTCTCACACCTGGTGGTATTCGGGGATGTGTTACATATTGACCAAACTTAAAACCACCAACACCATCCAAAGTGAAACTAAACTCAAAAGGTAAAACCGTTGAGCATATCACATTATTAGTCTCGTATATATCGGCTATTACTGCACTTCTTGCCGATTCAAATGCAGCTACAGAATCATCATTACACTCATCCTGCAAATCCTCTATAGCTTCACTAAATTTAGTATATACATCCTTTCCATTTTCACATTCAATTCCATCAGCATCTATCTCACACTCTACATCTTCACCATTTGGTTTTTCGTTTTGAGCCTCTGGTTCTGCAAGATTGTAAGCTTTGTTTTGTCTAAAAGCTTCAAATTTATTTTGACATGGGTCAGCTGTACCTTGATTTGGAATGTATGCATATAATGCCATTGTTTTCATTGCATCTGTAAGCTTTGTTTGTAATGTGAAATCTCTCACAATACTCCTCGACGGATCATATCCACCACCAGCCGGTTCTACTTCTAATACATCACCTCCATCAGATACAGACACATCAATCACCTGTACACTCGGTGTGGTTCCACCATTACACTTACCACTAGAGTCCACTACCTCAAGTGTGAAAAAGTTACCTAATTTAGTGTTGATTGTTGCATATATTGTTGATAGTAGTGTTTGTAGTGGCAATCCTTTTTTCCCTTGTGTTTGATCACTCAAATCCTTAATACATTTCAACAAGAAAACAACATTCAGAAGTACGTTGTTTAGAATAAAATTTGTTCCAACTAAAGCGGGAGGTACACTAGGTACTTCACCTGCGTCATCTAATAAATCTGGGCTGTATCGTGCACCTGGAACATAGCATACTCGTATATCTGAAGATACTACATATAATGCACTTACATTTGATAATTTTATAACGAGGTTCTCTGTGTCTATTTTACCAAATACCTGGGGGATTGAGTGTCTATTTAGGAGTGTGTGAAATGCTTTTACAGATATAAAAGGTTCCGTTAAATCATCATCCCACATATCCGCAAGTGCTGCAAATCCGGAAGATGATTCCCCAAACGCTGTTCTACCAGCTCCATTATACTCTAATTCTGCGTAATGATCCGATGGATTAAGGCCTACTTTGGTTAACTGTTTTTTTATGGCTTCACCATCCCCTAGCGCAGTCAATAACGACATCATTAAATCTGAATTATTTACTGATACTTCCTTACCTCCGACATCCGCCTTGCAATCACATCTATTACTAGATCTCTGTACCTTAGTCTCTGCTACAAAGTGTGATGGTGATATTATCTCTAGTGAGATGTCCCATCCAGCATCTTGGTTTAGCGTGTAGCTGTAGTTTGCTACTTTTCCTTGAAATCCATCACGACAAGCATCTTGAGCAGCTAGGATTTCCATAGCACAAAAAGCTACCGAATCCTTAAGAACGCCTTCAATAGGACCCACTACACGGGCACCAGATGCATTAATATTCCAGCCAAATTGCACTCGAACACTCATACCAGGTAAAAAGTAACATTGAGCAATCTCATTTAATTGCTCATCTGTCCAGGCTTGCAACTCAACAGTGCATGTTCTTGTTGTTCCTAGCTCTCCTAATTTTTTAACCTTAACACTTTTGATGTTTGGTCTAGGTCTTGTATAGTTGGATTCATATGTAGGATCACCGTTAGATCTTATTATTCCACCATTAGAACACGTATTAGCCATGCTTTCAATCTGCACCCACGCAGCTTTTGCTGCATTCCATCGATTCACCGATGTTTTACCTCTATTAGCTAGTTCTGTTTGTAATGCTCCTGGGATCGGTATGTTGGATAATATGTCGTTCATAAAACCTCATTAATTCGTTTATATTCCTCTAATATTACATCTATGTTTTTTGGTATCACTATCTTTAAGCCAGGATCAAGAGCCATTGACCCTTTAGATATTTTATTGGCATGTGCAATAATCCACCAATATTTAACTGAACCATAGTATTTATATGCCAGCTGATCTAGTCTGTCAGTTGAGTCAGTCAATACATAAATATCACCTGGTTTGGGAATTATTGTTGGATACAGTGTAGATCTTGTGACGCTTATGTTGTTTGCTTTTTTGTTTGGGATATTATTATACCTTCCTACTGCCATTTTATGCTATATTTACGAATACTCCCGTATCTGAGAATACTCTTCCATTATTATCTGCTAATATAGTAAATTCCATTGATAAATCCAAGAAGTGAGTACCTTGAGCACCATCGTCTATTTCCCATGGAAATTCCGACGGGTTAGTATCTATTTTCAACGACGTTGCAACACACGGAGCACCTACCAAATAATCACCAACTGTGACTTTGAGCATTGGTCCTATAAGATATGGTTGGCCTGTTGTAGCTCCTAATGCACTTATTTGTATTAGGGATTGCACTTTACCATACATAGCAGTTAAATTATCTTTACTTGTTGCGGCCATCTTAAATCCAACTGAAACAGTTCGTGTCACACTTGTAAATACTTTTTGTATATCTTGACGTCCAACATACTTTACATCTGTGTATGTAGGTGTCCAGTTATCTGAAAACGCTGTTAGATATGGTTTAAAGCTAATCGATACACCATCTCGAATTGATGTTATATTAAACTTTACATAACCACTATTTATGTTATTATCGCTGGTCTGTCTTGCTTGTCCTGCAACTCTTCTATCATCCTGCTTGCTTTCCTGTTGCTTTTTTTCAGTCCTATATTTTTGATCTATTCTTTGGTTTGCTGCATTTATATAACTCTCTAGGTTATTTATCGGGCTATTATTCTGGCCATCATCATCAAATCGTAGATTTCCTGATCCTAATTGGGGATCGCGGGGTGTAGGATTGTCTGGACCTCCGTGTGGTGGTGTATCTTTCTTGTTTGTAATTCTTGTAAAAATCTCACTTTGCCTAACAGTTGGTGGGTTTTCTGGTGTTGGTGTTGGTATCGGTAGATAGTTTTCTTTATCACCTATATCAAACTTTAGAGCAGGTCCAAAATTTAATGATGGCTCAGATTCAGACAGAGCTGCTTGATTAGGACTCGGATCAAAACTAAGAATTGTTTTATTATTAAAAGTATGTGCTAATACATCTGGTTGTACTGGTATATACTCTACTTTGCCGTTATTGGTAGTTACTGTGTATCGGATTCCATAGTTTGATGATGGTTCTCCCCTTGGTACTGCTGTTGACGATATGTTTAGTGTTGAACCATGCTTTACTTCTGGCAATGTTCTCGCAAGCAGTCTATCTAATTCATATCCAAGTATGTTTAAATTTGCTTCACCGTGAACTTCTTTTGGCTTTAAAAAAGCTTTTAATATGCTATTAACTGATGATAATATGTCCGGTGTTGTGGATCCTTGACTAGGTGTAAATTCCGGATCAGTTAATGTTACTGTTCCTTGCTCTGGTGTGAAATTAATTTCTGTTATATTGACAGATCCTTGCTCTATTATAGCATTTATTAACTGTGGTATTAAAAAGGATACTAGATTGCCAGATTGATCTAGTAACGTACCTTGGTTAAATAGTATTTGACTTATTGATATTGGCTGGGTTATTACCGTTTCAGCATCTTGACCTGGAATAAAGCCATATGGGGTTATGATAACACTTCCTTGATTAGGCAAGAATGTAAATAGTGGTATATTTGAAATGGAGTAAGTTACACCATTAATAACCACAGTACCTTGATTTGGTAAAAAATCAAATAATGTAATTACAATATCTCCTTGATTTGGGTTATAGTTAAATGGAGCTATTGTTATACTACCTTGGTTAGGATTAAATTGTATGTTGGTTATTGTTATACTACCTTGATTTGGGTTGAATAACAATGCTTGTATAATTATACCACCTTGATTTGGTGTGAAACTATATGTAATATCAGGCAATACTCCTATATAAAAATCCGATAAAAAGAACTGAGGTAAACCAGTAGTATTGCCAGCTACTTTAGATTGCGCAAGTCTATCCTCCAATGATATTGAGCGAGCAAAAGACCTGTTGGTTGTTAGTGGTACTGTAGATAATCCTGGTGATAGGAGAGGTAATATTGTTGGTAGATTTTGTCTCAGTAAATTTGATTGTCTTAGTACGAAATAGTCGGTCTTTGCTTTTTCTAGATCCAGAGAAAGTTGATCTGCTGTATCATATCTTATCGGTCTTACTGGCGATATTTCGATTTCCCCTTGATTTGGATTAAACTTAATATTTTTTAATATTACACTCTCACCTTGATTTATATTTGAAGTTAATTGCAGTGGTGTTATAGAGCCTTGTTCTATTTTTGGATCTGATAGTATAGGCGTAGTAGAGCCTTGTTCTATTTTTGGATCTGGTAACAGTGGAGTGGTTGATCCTTGATTTATTTTAGGATCAAAGGGAATTATATTAACAGATTGCTCTTCTATTTTTAATCTTGTTTGAAAAAGTTTGGCCATTTTGTATTATGTTAATTTACACAAAACTTACTTCGGGGTAACCGTGCAATCTCATCGCAGTTGCAATTACTTTAGTATCTAATTTTATTACCACTGGCTGACTTAATGCTCCCACTAAGCTATCTAGCTTTTGTGCAACTACTGTTAGTTTATCTTCTTTCTCTTCTTTTTCTTTACCACCTCCACCACCAAGAGCATCACCTAATCCACTTAGTGCTGGAGCAACTATCGCTAGTGCTGTTAATGCCCCCAGTATAGGTAATGCTGCTAATCCGGCAGCTGCCATCAAATACAAACCAGCACCTACACCCATCAGAGATATTGGTAATGCTAATAAGTTTTCAAAAGGAATATCTTTTAAACTCGCTACTAAAAATGATAGTCCATATGCTGCTAATGCTATCGCTCCTCCAATCATCAGAATACCCGCTCCTATAGCTAATATAACTGGTATAGCTGGTGCTGCTACCGCAAGGCTAGCAAGTCCTGCACCAAAAGCTGCAAGTCCTCCCGCAGCTGCTCCACCTGTACTTCCAACTAGTGTTTGTGTTCCTGCAAGTACTGTGTTTGATTGTGATTGAACTAACGTTGCTCCTACATTCGCCCACTTAGCTACTGTACTCGCTATTACTTGAGCTTTTTCAGCTATCCACATTCCTATAGCTGTTCTTTTTAATACGTTACCAATACCAGTTACCGTATTGTAAGCTCCATCAGCAATTGTTGATGCTAATTTAGCAGCTCTGTTTCTTGCGGTTACTACTGTTTCAGAATTCCACAAAGCTATCGCTAATCCCTTGGTTGCATTCCAAGTAAATTGTGCTGCTGTAGCAGCTTTGGTAGCTATAGTAGTTAGTATAATTCGAGTTTTTTCTGCGAGCCATAGAATTCCAGACATTCTCAGTATTCCCAACCCAATAGTCTTAATCATATTCCAAGCACTAGCTGCAGCAGCTGACGCTTTGACTGCAATAGTGTTAATGCGGGTTGCTACTGTATTTGATGTTGTGGATCCGGCCGCCAACTGCATATTACTGCTATATAGTAGTAGTGTAGGTATGGCTTGTAAAAATCCTATAGCGAAATCTTTGACGGGAGCTCCCCACTTATCAAGAAATCCACCACCCATTGCCAAGACTTCATCTAGAGACTGACCATTGGCTAAGGCTTCTTTCTGAGCTTCATTAAATTTACCTTGGTTTTTAACCAACTTACCCATATCAGCAACAGACATACCCATACTTTCAGCCAGAGCTTTTTTCTGTATGAGATTCATCTTATTGAATTCGGCTTCACCACCTAATTGGGAAAGCATGCTTTGAGTAGCACCCATCAAGTCACCTTGAATTGCCAACTCTCTAGCCTTATCAAAATTAATTTCTCTACCCAATAATACAGATGCTTCCATCTGCTTGTTGATGGAGCTTTCAAATTCTAGTAAGCTTTCTGCAGCATTTGCAATTTTAGCGACCTCAACACCCATTTTAGCTGCACCCACAGCTGCTCGGGCAAAATTTTGTCCGCCATTAGCTGAGAACTTAGCCATTTCCTCACTACTATTTGCCATGCTCTCTAAGACTTTACCAGGAGCAACATTAGCTGCTCGAGCTAGATTTCCAGCAAATTGTGCAGTCTCTACAGATGATTTTTGTGTTGCACCAGGTAATTGTTGTAGTGAGGCTTGTAATTTACCCGCTACCTGAGCCGAAGCTCCTGTTGTTGCTGCTAATGCAGCCATATCATCGGCTGCTTCTCCACTTGCTGCACTTAGGTCTCCTAACTCTGCTTGAGCTGCTCTGAGTGCATCTCCTGTCTTGAATCCAAATAAGACAGATTTTACAGTTATGCTATCTATAGTACCTCCGAGTGCTTGTGTTATAGTTTGACCTTCTTCGCGGAATTTATCAAACTCTTGGCGTAGGTTTGTCAAACCTTTAATAAGAAGCCTTACACCCTCCGTAGCTAGTATTGTCTTGACAAGCTTTGGATCACTCATTATCGCCGTTAATCTTTTTAGTTTTTGTTGTAGCGCATCATGGCCGGCTAAATAAGCTTCCTGTGTTTGGTTTCTAATAGCTTCTGCTTCTTCCTGCTCTAACAATGCCTCCCGCTCCTTGACAGCATCTTCAGCTTTTGCAGCTGATATTGTTTTTAAGTGTTTAAATCTTCGTTGAAGACCTCTTGCAAGATCCGCATCAGCTTTGAGAGCTGTGAGTTCGCTAAGTCTAGCTTGACCCTCTTGATCTAGCGAACCATTTGCAGCATCCCTTTGAAGTCTGCGAAATTCAGCTTTGCTTTGATTAAACTTGGCTTGTTGTGATTGTAGTTTCTCAAGACTTGTATACTGCCCTTTGGCATCTCTCAATGTCTCACCCCTAGCCTTTAATCGATTTTGTATTTCCTCATTAAAGAACTTACCCTTTTGTTGTGCTAGTATTGTTTCTTGTGCTAGCTGCTTTTGATAGGCCTCTCTACCACCAGCTTGTCTTATTTTTTGTAATTCTTCTATATTGCGTTTTAAAGTATCAACGCTGGTTAGATCGGGTTCAAGATCGAGTAATCTAGATGCCTTTACTCTACCAACGGATTTTTGTATTTTATCACCTATCGATGAAAAATCAAGATCCTTAAATCCTTGCTGTATAGCTTTTGTTACTGATTTTTGTAACTTGCTGCTAAAGTCATCAAAGTTAAAATCCGGTGTTGTCGCGGCCATTTACATTTTTATATACATATAAATATGCACAAAAAAAGGAGTTCGTATGAACTCCTTGTGTAAATTATAAGTTGTTATTAATTTATAGTGATAATAGTCTATACCAAATAAGTATAAATGTTACAAATCCATATAAGTTCCAAAGCAGTGATTGATCGGCTGTTGGATTCCAAGCCACGGAAGTTGTTGTTATTGTATCTTTTTTTACTGGGTCGTATCGCATAACTGTACCACTAAATAACGTAGCTTCGATGTGGTATACAACCGTATCAAGAAACGATCCTACAAAAGACCCCATAACTAGTAATACTGCTGCGAAGATGATGCCAGCTTTACGTAAATTTGTAGAAGTTCCGATATTATACATAAGTTCGTTAAATCCTTGCGATATACTAATTCCTAGTATCTCAGCACCTAATTTAAACACTACAAGACCAAAAGCTCCTAATATCAAACACATTACCATAGTTACAAACCATTTAATTGGGTAGTATAACCAGCGGTGATTATGTCTTAGGTATGCCAATAGTAATCCAACGATAATAACCTGTAGAATAAACGAAATTGTTTTTGCGAGATTGTCTAAGAAGTTCATAGTGTTGTTTTTTAATGTTATAGTTAAAGGTCCGACCTTTTTTTTGAAAAAACAACTTTTGTATGAAAATAAACATAGTGATACCCAACAAGCTATATAACCTGTTGAGTATCACACTATCTTTTTTTAGAGGCGTTTTTGTACGCAGCCTCTTCGGCTTCTTGCTCCTTTTTCTTTACATCTGCCAATTTCAAGTAATAATATCTTCTCAACCAAACTGGTAGATTGTACAATTCCTTGAAAGTAAAGCCCATTTTCCCGTAATACATCAGATCAAAGATCTGGTCAAAGATAAGGGGTCGATAATCAGACCCCAGGCCAAAAAAAGGACACGTCGATCGGTACCTGTATCCTTTCATTCTCGTGGCCACAGTGTGGGCATACATAATTGAAAGTTGTGTCAATATCAGGTGTGATCTCCTTTAAATATTTACGCAATGCAAATGAATCTGCAGCTAACATATTATTCACAAAAGTTGATGTTACTGCGTCTGGATTGCCGTCTACTGCGGTAATCAGATATTTTAATCTAGTTGTTAACTCCGGATCTATCTTGGTTATTGCGTTAATTTTCTTTAACCCCTTCAACTCCTCTTCAATTTGCTTTTCGTCGCCGTGAGTGAGGAATTTGAGAGTTAGTACTTTTTTAGATGCTGGTAATGTGAAATCAAACGCGTTTTGGCCTTTTGTAAATTTACTAAAGTCAACATCCTTAGATTCAAAAGCTGTTAAATCTATTGTGTGTTTTGATCTCTCTCCACAAGCCGGACAAGCCACTTCAACCTCATAATCTCTTCCATAACCAAGAACTCTTGCTGCGATAAACAATGCATTCTTATCAATAACTAAAAGGTCGTTGTAGTTAAATTTATCTACGATAAGAGCTTGTAGTAGCTTATCAATAACCACACCCTGCTTAATTAAATTCTGAGATGTAAGGATATCTTCTTCTCTAGCCGTCATGTATTTCATTTCGATTTTACCTGATGCAAGCGGATGTCCTTCCGGATAAAATATTCCCGCACTTGGTAACTCGATGATTTCTGTTGGTACGTCTGGAGTTGATTCTTTTGCTAGGTTTGCATAATTGCCAGTGACCATAGCCTTTAATTGTTCATCTGAAACTTCTGTTACTTTTGACATAGTATATAACTTTATTATAAATATAGAGAAAAAAGAAAACCAGCTCTTTCGAGACTGGCTTTCTTCAGGTGTAATTTACTATTAGTATTCTAGTACTGCGTAATCAATTGCTAATGTGAGCTGGATTTCAATTTGTGTCTCTGTAGCCCAGTCCATATCACCAAAGTTTGATGTTTTGATAAATGCACCCCACAGCTTCCATCTCTCAACCTGGTCACCCACTGGTCCAAGTACATCGACTGTCAAGTTACGCTTGTAAAATTGAGCATATCCATCACGTCCGGTTGTTGATTCGTGAGCTGTACGTACCCACTCCATTACCTTTTGTGCACCTGATGGTACAATTGGATCGTAGAGTGTCATTGTAATATCCCCCCACTTACAGATACCTTTGAATTTCTGTTGTACGTTGATGTGGTTCATCACCACCTCACCACACTCCATTTGAGGTCTGTTTACTTTTTTAATTATGAAGGATGGAATGCCACCTGCGTCAAGTAGAATAAACCTATTTTGAACTTTAGGTTCAAACGGGGTGAACATTGTTTGATCTTGTGGAATTAGTGTTGCCATGTGTCTTTATTTCTTATATATATTAAGCATTATCAAAAGTAGCTCCAGTTGGAAGGATATTAAAATCAATCACAATGAATTCAGCCGTTTTTGCAGGTTGGATAAATATCTGACCGTAAAGGATGTTACGATCGATTATATCCGGTGTATTGTTGGTTTCATCCATTACAACTCTAAAAGCGTATAGACCTTGTCTTTGTTGTACAGTTGTAAGGTATGGTTCAACAATGTTAATGAAGCGCTGACGTGTCTGACTTGTATTATTTTCGAATACTAAGTAGCGAGTTGAACTTGCGATGAACTTCTTGAGAGCAATCAATAATCTACGTACGTTAATTCTATCCAGAGCAGAAGGTTTTGTTTGTAGTGTTTTCTGACCCCATACGCAGATTCCTTGTGCTGGGAATGTTGCGATTGGATTAATTCTATTTTCGTAGAGATTATCTCTTTGCGTAAAGCTTAATTTAGTTTCAATATCAATCGCTGATGGAATGCCACCTCTATTCAAACCTGCAGGTGCAAACCATTCGAATGCTACATTATCGTTGTAGGCAAGTACTCCTGGGATTACTACCGATGGTGGTACCCATACTGGCTTATTTTTGTCAGTATCGAGAATTTTAACCCATGGCCAGTAAGTTGCTACGTAGTTACTATCGATTCCTGAGTTAGCTACTGCTGCTACTGCTGAACCTAAAGTAGATCCCTGTACTACCGGATCTGCAAGTACAAATGTGTCACCGCGATCTTCTGCTACTTCAATTGCTTTATTTACAATTACTGCGTGATCTGCGATAGTTGCACCTGGTGTTACCATTAGGTTGATATCGTATTGATCACCATTTCCAAGTACGTTGAGCGCTTTTACGTAGGCATCTGCACCTGGACGGCCTTGTGCTGAGCAGTCGAATCCAAATAAGTTTGAACCTATGATATTACTACCAACTTTTCTTGGAATTGCTGGATCCATTCCGTCAAATCCACCTTGGAACGGTACATTGAATTTAAGAATGTATTGAACATCTAATCCTTTGAATGTTGATGTTGATATACTTGCACCACCCGTAAATGTTGAGTTAGAGTCAACTTTAGAGGCGCTTGGATGAACTGTGCAGTTATCCAGGTTGAAGTTTGAGTTTGCAATTACCGATGATCCAGATGGAATTGGTTTTAGGTAATTTGCATTATCACTTGAACCAAAATTCCAACCATAGTAAGCTTTTCTATTATACAATCCATTGATTGTTGGACTTGATTCAATATAAGAAGCTGATGGTAGTGTATACGGTATAGCTGCGTTAAATCCTATTGTCTGATAAAGACCTTGATAACCAAATGGTTTCAATGCTGGTGAGATACCACCATCTGCTACTGCAGAGTCAAGTTCCACATATACGTATTTAGATACATTATCATAATCACCTCTTTGTGACAATTCGCCTGATGTTGGATCTACTGTGTAGTATTTTGTACCAATTTTTCTACCAATGTAATTAGCTGAGTTTGGATCGAGTGAGCAGTTTGAATATGATTCAAGTACTACCGGTCTTTGATCTGTGTCATTATAATCGCGAATTACTACAGTAAATAATCCATAATCGCTTGCTGGATCATCTCCTGGTAGAATGTTATTTATGATCGATATTTTGTATGCTGTATTAGTATCTGTACCATCTCCCAAAGTTACAAAGCGGAATAATTGTACTGGGTCTTGGCCTGCTACTAGTTGTGATGTGATATAAGGTGTAGCGGCTGGGCCGTATGATCCCCAGTAGTTTGCAGTACCTGAACCACCTTGAGATCCTGATAATACCAATCCACCATCGTTATTCCAAGATGCAGAATATACGGATATTGAGCCTGATAAACCTGATGTTGTCGATAAGAAATTCTTAAAATATACGTATAGATATGCATTCTTAGGTGATTTTACTGAGGTAGTAAATACTTTATCAAATGATATATTGCTTGTAGATAGTGTGGATGCCGATACTGTTTGTGCACTTACTCCACTACCACTTATTGTTAATCCGATTGAACCAGTAGCACTAATTGAGCCAGCTGATAATCCAGTTACTGTTGTTGCAGATAAATCTTTTTGATCGCTAGCACCTACTTTAGCACTTGGAATTAGAACACCAACTATCCTATTTTGTGATCCAGTTGTGTGTACAAGGTAAAATGCTCCTGGTCGATACCCTTTAATTTGCAGTACCCTAACTATTGTGACGGTTGCGGCATTACGCAAATAGGTTCTTACCGTATATGGTACATAAGTTTCTTCACTAAGCCCACCAAATCTAGCGGCAAAGTCGTCAAAGCTGTTTACAACAGTAGGTACAAAAGCAGGACCTTTAGAAGTTGGTCCTATGATTGCTGCTCCTATGTTTGCAATACCAGCTGGTAGAAATGATAGGTCTTTCTCGTTCGTAAAGACCCCCGGTGATACTAATCTTTCAGCCATGTTGTGTATATTTTATTTTGATAATAAATATCACAACGTATAACCAAACCGTTAATTTTTTGCTTCGTTAGGTGTAAATAAACCAGATTCTAGATCTAGTGAACCTACCCCATACTTATCACTTAGTGATTTAGCAAAGTCCTTTTCCTCTTGATTAACGTTGAATATTTGTTCGTTTAATTGTGATTCTTGATCAGCTAGTGTTTCTAGATAATCTTCTGCGCTTTTTTTAGCTAATCTTAATTGTACTGATTGAATGCCTAAAACTTGATACTTGTCTTGAAGTTCCTTAATTTTTTGGATTTCTTCGTTTGTAAACTTTTGTTGTTCCATAACTTGATTGTTTATTATAAATAGTATTGTTTTTGAATTAAACTACAAAGGTGTAGGCTGTTGTTCCTGGTCTTGATCCAGTAGCCCAGTTAACTGTATTTGTTAGTGCTGCTCCAAAACTCCATATTGTTTGACCTTGAGATGAATCTATACGAGTACCACTCACATAAATAAGTTGTTGTTGTGCACCATAGTCTAGTGTCCATAGAGATCTTGTGGTTGCATTATCTGAAGTCATTAGGATTGGAGCTGCTGCTGTTGCAGTTAAGCTTGCATTAGTTGTAGTTCTATAACTAGCTCCAGTACTACTGTTTCCTAATGTTATTGTTCTACTTGTATTTGAACAGATTAAATTCGCACAAGTCCAACCAGCTGATCCAGTAAATGCTGTATTTCCTGTTGATCCTAGAGTTAAATTATTTTGTATAGTATTAGCAGCATCCATAGTTACTGTGAATGCACCCGGAACTGTTAGGTTGTACCAAGTCATACCATTCAAAGTACATGCACTACCTATAGTCATTGTTGATGTCCCTGGATTTATGGTTCCTGCAGTGTATGTAAATGTGCTAGCACCATAAGATAATCCTGCTGCTAATCCTGAAATATTTTGTAGTAAGACATTTCCACCTGCTGTCTTATTGATTGTTGTGGTATTATTTGATACAATTGAATATGTAGTTGGTGTGTTACCTCCTATAATAATTGCAGCAGTTCCAGATTGTTGGCCATTAAAAACACCTATAATATTACGTTGAACCTCTAAGGTTGAATTATTTACAGTATTGACACCACCAACCGTGGTATAATTTCCAGAGCATATTAATGAGCTAGATAAGAATATTGTATTACCTAGACCATTATGATTTAAATTATATATTGCTTGCCCTTGAAAATCTAGAATAGTGCCAGGTGAAGCAGCAACTCCTGCAGTTAATGATGATGAATTAGAGGCAACAAATGAACTTGCTGTTATGTATCTAATAGTATTAGTACTATTTAACCAATTAACATTTGTGTTTGGTGCTCCTAATTGAATAGGAAAAGATGAACTTATATCAACATCTAAAAATGTATTTGTATTTCCTGCACTTGATCCTATATATCCAGTACCATATAATACAATTTTAGAACCACCAGCAGAGTATCTAGTTGATGATAAAGGTTGATTATTGAAAGTTCCTAGATTTCCTCCAACATATATTATTTTATTTCCTGTTAGAGTATTGGCACCTGACCAATCAAATTGTCCTATTCTCGATGTTGTACTTAAAGATCCTGTATTTTGAACTAAATATACATCACTTGGAAGATTCAAGTTTGCACCTAATAATTGCAGTGAGTTAAATCTATTAGTTGTACTATTATTCATACTCATAGTACAGTTTCCTACAAATTGCACAATTGAAGAAGTTGAACAAGTTATTGTAGATGTTGAATCTACAAATAATGTTCTGCTATTGATATATAAATTTGAAGATTGAGTAAAGTTGCAATTAGCACTAATAGTAATATTTAATGGAACCGCGGTTATATAATTCCAATTAACTGATTGTGATAAGAATAATCCAGGTGTTCCTGAGACACCCCATCCGGTTCCATCTCCAGATATAGTTCCATTAGATGCTGTAAAACCTACACCTCTTATAGTTAAAACAGCACCACCGTGATTAAAACCTAAATTATTAACAATAATAGAGCCCGAAGTATCTAGAGTAGCGTTAGACATCTGCTCTGACAACCTTGGAATTATAACGGCAGCACTAGAACTAATAGATCTAATATTTCCTGTATTTGCGAATAGTCTTAAACTACCACTAGGGGTTCCTAATAAAAAAGTTGGGGTACCATCTATTGTAATTCCACCGGTGGTTGAAACTCCTGATCTAATGCTACCACTTAAAGTTATATTTGAAGTATATCCTGATGTTATGATAAGTCTTTGACACTCCCTAACTGTAGCAGCAGTACCATCTACAACACAAGGTACATTAAAACTTGATGAGAATATAGCATCTGTAGTTGTAGTAGGTATTAATCCAGTATCCCAATTTCCTGCTGTACTCCAGTTATTGTCGGCTCCCGCTCCTGTCCAAATTGGCATATTTTTATATATCTATTTTAATTAACACACAAATGTATTTGCTACTGTTAAAGGTTGACTTCCAGTACCCCAGTTAGTTGTTCCTGTTAATATTCCTCCGAATGACCAAATAGTTTGACCTTGTGATGAATCAATTCTTGTTCCGTTTACATATACTAGTGATTGAATAGCTCCATTATCTAATGTCCAAATTGATTGTGTTGTGGCATTGTTTGAAGTCATTGTAATTCTTGATGCGGAGGTTGCTGTTAATTGAGCATTGGTTGTGGTTCTGTATAAAGCTCCTGAGGAACTATTTGCTAGTGTAATAGTACTACCTACTGTAGTATTGATTAAATTTGCGCAAGTCCATCCTGCTGAGCCAGTAAATGTTGCATTTCCTGAACAAGTTAAAGAACTATTTACATTTAATATTTGATTTAATGTTAATGTAGAACCTGCTCCAATTGTAATATTTCCCCAAGTCATGCCTGATGTAGACATTGGCACATTTATACTACTTGCTATAGTTAAAACACTTGCATTACTATTAAGGGTCCCTGCATTAGATGTATATGTAATTGATTTATTTGTAACTGATTTTGTTATAGCTAAAATTGTAACAGTTTGACCTGCAAATGGAGATATGATTAAATCATTTCCAATAGATAAACCTGCATTCCAAGTTCCTGTGTAGCTTAATTGAATATTAGCTGTGCCTCCTGTGTTATAAGCAGAAATAGAAGTGCAACCTCCACATATTAAAGAATATCCTACTCCATTAAATGTTTGATTTATCGCTATAAATGATATTGTGCCATTTATGTGTAAATCGGACAAGAGTGTAATAACTAAACCATTATTTGCACCTCCTGTGTAGGAAGGAAACACTATGTAATTTGATGGAGAAGGACTTGTATTAATAGTTAAGGTTGCTGAAGTAGTTGCTAACCCAAGACCACCTGTTGCTAATGGTGTTGGTCCACCATTACTTGTTAGATAAGTAAAAAAGTTTGAAGCACCAATAAATGTTCCTCCTTGCCAAGTAATTTGACCTCCTGGAAAAGGATTAAAAGTCAAATTCATGTTAGTATTCTGATTTGACAAGGAAACTGTGCAAGGAACAGCTGGCTCTACAATTACAGTAGCATTAGCAATATTCATATTGTTTGCACCAGTTCCTCTTATCCTAATTACAGAACCTCCTGTATGAATGATTGTCCAACCAAAACTAGTAGCGGCAGAAAGCACCCCACCGCAAATTAAGTCTGTTGTAATTGTTAGAGTGCGGTCCGTATTTGTTTGAAAAGTAACATTATTCCAAGTTGTTCCGTTTGAGATTATTGTTGAAGCTCCTAACAAAGACACACTTAAGCCTGTTGTAGTTCCACTTGTCCAAGTAGTAGTATTTCCTGTTCCTAAACCTATAGTTCCTGTAAAAGTACCAGAGCCGTTTATAACCATGTTATTCCTTACTCCTTGAGAACCGATAGTTATAGTACTCGTAGTGCTTGACGTGAAGTTTATAGTGGCTGTTCCTTGAAAGACTCCAAAAACATTATGTGTGAAGTTACCTCTTACAAATAAATTATCTCCATTTCCTGCAGATGTTCTATTTATTATAAAAGAAACACTTGTATTTGGACCATTTGCTGTAGCAAGAAAATTAGCTATTGTAGTATCCCTAGCTAAAGTCAATGTTATACTAACACCACTAGTTAAGATGGCAATTCCTATATTTGAATCTACTCTTGTGGCAGGAATATCAATAGTGGCATTTGCTCTAAAATAAAGACCTGCTGTTGCTGCTGCACTAAAAGTCCAAGAAGTTGCAGAGGCCGCATCTACTTCATAATTACCATAAACATTCAAACTATTTGTAAATGTTATGGTGCCTGTATATCCATTGATTACTCTAAAACGCAAGCAATTTAATCCTGTTGTATTTATAGTACAGTTAGCGTTACTGGCTGAGCCATCAAAAACAGCATCGGTAGTAGAAGTTGGGGCAGTTCCTCCCCAATTAGCACCTACACTATAGTTATTACCTGATGTTGGATTCCACGTAGGCATTACTCAATAGGCTTTTCTTCGTTAATAGGTAATGTTGGAATTAAACTAGCAATTGTATTAGCAGCATTAATCCTTGCTATTTCAGAGGAAGCTCTATTAATAATATTTTGTTCTATTTCTTCTGTTGATTGAGGCATAAAA